GCGGCGCGAGGTACTCACCCTTGAGTATGTCAGCAAGTTCCATTTTGATTGTGTCGCCTGAACCTGCTCGGACAGTTCCTTCCGAACTAATAGCTACAATCAGATAGTCTTCGAGTTTGGATGCACCTTGCTCAACTGCTCCGACAACGTCCTCTCGTAGATCTCCTGATAGCCATTCGTCAATTGTAGAGATCTTAGGCCTGAGACCCTGTAGTTTATTGATTGCCATCGGACGTACCTCAAGCAATGAGCCCGTGAGAAAGTTCTCAATTCCCTTTTTGGTTGCGGCAAGCTTGACACGATTGGCTCTCGATCCTGTCGTGTTCTGTAGAGATCCCTCAGTCAGGAACCTGAACAAAGGTCCGCGCGCGCGCGTGATAGCTGTGCGAATCGGCGACATCACTTCATCGGCTTGCTTCATCGTTGGTGCTGTAGTAACCTGATGTGTAGTCGATGTATCAACGTTCAGAAAGTAGTTCTGAATCATTGATGCATACATAGACTTTGCAGCACCTCTAGCTACGATTAGATACTGCTTGAGAATTAGCCGTTTCTTGACTGTTCTATGCTCGTAGTGTCCACCGTGATTATCCTTAGTCGGAACATAAACACTCCGCTCAACGAAATAGTACCAACCAAAAATTTGCTCCGACCAAAGTTTAAACGTATCCAAAAGATGTAGATCCGAGCCATCAGTGAGAGTCAGTTCTCCTTCACAGAAACGAATGAATCCATCAACTGCCGTATCATCGTAATAAATATTAGGGTTAGCGATGAGTGCGTCGATCCGATTCATCTCCATAGAGATTTCACGGTTTACCGGAATTTGTCCCTTGAGAACTGCCTCACGAAACTGACCATAGTAGATCGGTATCGCAGTATTAGACAGACCCAACGCTAACCCCCTTTCTCACATACAATCTTGATCGAGGTGAAAGCAAGATCAGAAACGTATGAAGGCTCTGAATGACCTTTCAAAGCGGCAAGTAACAACCACACGATCAGATTCAGTAGCTCGTCCTTAGTTCCTCGAATTTCAACGCCGCCTGTTTTATCCACCTCGAACGAAAGCATTTCTATTTCAAGCTAGAACTGCAATAGTTGCGGCAGTGGCAAGTCTCTTCGTAACAAAGCCTCGCACACGTTTACTTTTTGCAACTTTCTTAGCAGCGACTACAGTAGCTTTACCTTCAGGCGTCCTCAAGAATTGAGATACTTGTCTGGCACCTTTGATCGCCCGCTGTTTATCACTCGGAGGAGACAAACGAGAAATTCGAGCTTCCAGATCTTTACGGTCTGCATATGATCGCATCTGATCATTGGAGAGAGAATGCATTCCGCTTCGTTTGAGCTGTTGCTCTACTTTCTTTGCCCCAATTGCATCCGAATGAGCAGGATGATGGCTTCCACCACTAGTTTTAATAGTGGCATGACCTCTTGGACTCGAACCAGTCTTCACTGAGACTTCTTTAGGACCCTTTTTAGATCCACCCGAGCTCGATCCACTTGATGTACTCGACTCGCCTCGACGGACACCCCACTTCATTCCCAAGACACCATGATGCTTGAGAAGATGATCTACTACTTCTTGACTAGCTAGACTATCCATTGGCTACGCTCTCTTGCGTCCAATTTTGCCCATAAGGATCCCACGGCAAATAAGGAGGATCTGGCGGTGGATCAGGATCGACCCATTGTGTTGATTCGCGATGTGTATTCAGACGCCATTCGAGTTCTTTGATCTGATCATTGAAAGCCGAAATCAGATAAGATGTTGTCGGAGGATCGAACAATTGACGAACTCGTAAATATACATATGTCTTGACCGAATTGTATTCGGTATCAGTAGGCGGTATAAATTCATCCCACTGCGCAGTATCGTCCTCGATCATATATCCATCAGGTGGACCCACTCCCAATGAGGCAAGAGTGGAAAAAGCAGTATTGATATGCGTAATAATATCTAAATCAAATACCGTGTATGCTACATCAACCCCCAGAAGCTTCTTGGTACTCGTAAGAATACTTGTTTCCAATTACTCACCCCCAGGGATCCAACATTCCGAGATCCGACCATTCCGTGCTGTCCTTCTTTTGCCAGCGGTACATGACATCGGCGTTGTCGAGTGTCATGAAGAAATGGAAATTGCCGTTTGCGGCAACTGCGGCAGCAACTCCTCGAATCTTGCGGTTCTTAGGCGCATCGCAGAACTTGAACGAGTTTGCAACTGCCTTTCCTGCTTCACCTCCATGCCAGCTATTTTGATTCGGCTTCTGGAAGGTCAAATATACTGATTCACGTTGTGGTCCAACATTAAATACATGCAGAGTACCATCCGCCGCCTTCTCAGAAGCAATCATTTGAAATCCTTCCTCTTGTTCTGGTTCTGGACTTGTACCTCCTCGAGCTAGATCAAGTACATAATCCATAGGGAATCCTGGGCCGCAGTCCCAATGACCTCCGCCACCAGCGCCAAGATCAGCATGCTGACAAACACCACGACCAGATCCTTGAGCTTGGGACGCATTCAGCTTAGTAATCGGAAGACCGTAGTAAGCAGCCTCCTCAGCGATCCATTTGGCACAGTTATCAAGCATATTAGCGTGGTTGTTACGCCACTCGTCAGTGCTCCAAGAAGCAAATCCACATAGCTCAACTGATACGGCAACTGGATTGAAATTAGATTGCGTCCACGCCTTGTTACTGCGCTTAACGTACTCGCCAACCGTGTTGACTTTGTCGTCCGCTCCCACATGACTCGATGCTCCCACGTTGCCTTGAAAGAACCCTCCAAGAGATTCGATCGTACGAGCACCTTCCGCCGTATGGAGAACTATGAGTCGGACACCGCTGCCACCGCGGCTGCTGTAATTGGGCGACGGGATCCAAACTCGTTTTAGTGCCATGCCTCGACGCCTCGAATTCCGTAATCTTTGGCTTTAGCGGCGGCGTCATCATCAGGTGTAGTGTCGGGATGAGCTGGCGTCGGATCATCGACATCAGGTGGTTCCTCGTTAGGAGTAACATCTTCCCGATCATCATCTTCGACTTCAGGCTCAGGAGCAGGCTGCGTTTCGGTTTCAGCGTTCATCGACGAAGCTCTTCCTCACGCTTAAGCGCGTTGTCGCGGCGCTCTTCGGCCTCTTTCGCCTGCTGTTTGCGATCTTCCTCCTCTGCCTTGAGTCGATCTTCCGTATTCTGATGACGCTGCCTCAAAGCATCGACCGGATTTGGCGGAGTCTCTGCCTGAGTCTGCTCCTGAGTCTGCTCCGTCTGAGGAGTTTCTTCTTTGGCCATTCGGTTCATTCCTCCTTATTTGATACATCCGTAGATAGTAACTTGTCCTCCTGGGTGATTAATTACTACCTCACCAACAACAAATCCCGATGGGCATTCGATTGATCCTGGTGGTCCTGGGTCACCTTTGTCGCCCTTGTCACCCTTTGGGCCCGTTAACCCTATTGGACCTGTATCGCCCTTCACGCCTTGTGGACCCGTCGGACCTGCCGGACCTGCTGGGCCTCTTGGACCAGGCCTTCCTGGATGAATATTGACTGTAACTGTCTTGACGGGTGCGGGTGCGCTGGCTCCAATTGCGGTTGCCACTAGAAATCCGGTTGCTCCGGCAAGCGCAAGCGATACAGACATGACACTAATGATCTTTTTCATGAAGTCCTTCCTTAAATGCTTCTAAACGAGCATCACAGGCTTTCTCTTCATGTTTTACTACAGCCCTGATGACCCAAGCTGAACCGACAAGACTAGCAAACGCAGTTATTACAGCAGATATCCACTCCCAGAACACATCGTCCTCACCATAGTTTGGTATCTCCCGCCTTTCTTGTAATCGGTCCTCTAGGTAGAAGACTTTCGTCTCCAAAGTGGATAGCGTTATGAGTTCGCAACGATGTACTTATAAGATATATAGGATCAAGTATCCAAAGCTCGCCATGCTTGATATCATCAGCTGCCATTGGATTCATGTGGTGAACAATCAGACCTTGATGGATGTCATAGCCTTCGACACCAAGATCACAGCCGTTATCTCGAACGATTACCGAGCTACGCACCCTCCTCCACATGTTTGATCGATAGAATTGCTGATTGAGCCATCTGTCGAACCCAAAAGTGCTATATCCAACTTCTCCAGTCAATCGGATATATTCGAAGCGCTCTTCGAACGTTTCTAGCCTTCGAAGCTCAGAGTATGTCCGTATCTTCGGCATTTTCCTCCGAAGCAGGCATATCCCCTGCATATGACCGCATAGCTTTGATTGCGTCGATATATAGCTCCTCTATCCGTTGTTGAGACTCTATCTGTTCCTTCTTGACCTCGAGAAGAGCATTTTCATGATCAAGTCGCTCTTGTTCAAGCCTTTCTCGACTCGAACCCAGCTTCAAGAAGTGCGTAATGACCTGAGATGAAGCCGAACCCGCTCGAATCTGTGCTTCAGCAAGGTCAATGGCCGCTGAAATCAGCTCATTTTCCCGGGCCTCCGGAGTTGTCGCGGGTTTGCGGCGAGTTTGCTTGGCTTCTGACCTCCTTCTCCTCGCTGCCACGCGACAATCACCTCACTTTTGTTTGTGGAAAAGTCCCTCCGGGGGTATTTTTGGGAGCCGGGCGATGCATAGGGGGGGTGCTTTTTTCGACCCCCCGCCCCCTATCAATTCGACCTCTCTTTGGTAAAATTCTTTTGGCCAAGTCATAAAAATTTTTTTAGAAAAATTTTTTAAAAACTTTTTGAGACTTTTCGCCACATTCCTGAGACGTTCTCGGTTACGATCTCATCTATAGCATTCTGGATTGCCACCGCCTGGTCTGGTTCACTCAAATCATTTGAATTAACTGTCAGCCTAGCCAGCATGCCGGGAGTATCGTAACCAAGTTTAGTATCGTAAGCTAACCATTCATTCCATTGTGTGAAAGGATCGAATGGATTGTCTACTGTTGTTAGCATGTACTCAGTTGGATAGTCAGTACTCATCTACATCTCACTGATAGCGTTGCTGATGGTAGACTGTGATACGCCCAACTGTGATGCTATCTCTGCTTGAGTAAAGCCAGAGTCAAGCATAACCTTTGCTCTGTTACGTTGTGTTGTAGTCATCTTAGGTTGAGTCTTAGGTTGTGCTAGCTTCTTCACTTGTTCTATGTCAGCGTACCTTAAGATCTCTTCTAGTTTAGAATGACTGATTGCGCCTGCTTGTATCGCATCCCATTCGGCCTGGCTGATAGGGACTAGATGCTTCTTCGCTCCAGTTCTTGCTCGTGCTTCAGTCAATGCTTGTTGCTTGATCTTCTTGACCTCAGACGATTCAATACCTGGATTTGCCTGGCGCTTTTGTGAGACGGTGGCGTTTGCTAAAGCCTGGGCTTGTCGTTCGAGAGGCGCGTTCTTCTTGGCCCGGTTTAAACTTTCATTAAGACTGGCCACTTCTTTTGCATGAATTTTCGCAGCACTGGGGCTTCTTTGAATAGGTACTGCCTTAAGCGATTCCTTCCTCGCTGTATTGGCCAATGCCTTGAGCCGATTAGAGTAACCGGCATAGATAAGTTCCATTGGCGTGGCAGCATCAGAAACCAACTGTGTTGCGTCATCAGTTATAGCCAAACGCTTATGACGTTCAAGAACTGGAACCATCTTGCCAGTTGGAACATACTTGACTTCACCAGAGGTGGGGTCTTTAACGCGCCTAGTTTCCGGTTTCTGGTAACCTGTTTCGACCCATACCTTCTTGCCAGTAAGTGGATCAATTGATCCACCTTGAGAAGCCCTTCTCAACTCTCTTTGCGGAATGCGTACATCAGCTCCCGCTCTTGAGATGATAGTAGAAGCACCACCAGATTTACCACCTGGTTTGCGCTGATACTTCTGTCTCAGCTCTGCAATTCCGTTATCTCGCTCAGATGATCTGTAATCAAGCGCATGTTTCTCTGAATCGATAACAACCATCGAATGTCGAACAGCACGAGCCAATTCTTCAGGACTTGCTCCATGAACCGTCATGTCTGTAATCAGATTGGAGATCCTGCCCATCTCATTTTGTTTACGAGATGGGGTTGGTCTATCGCCGTTCTTCCATTCAGTCTGCCTAGTCTTTGCGTTGTAGACGCCACCATCAAT